TAGATAAAACAAAATGACCAACCCACCGAAACTAGATTGGAACGAAATCGCTAGATACGAACAAGCGATTGCCAAGAAATATGGACAAGAAGCTGTTGATAATCTTCGTGCATACTGGAACGACGAAAAAGAAAGCGTTTATCTAGAGCAACTAAAGCTTCTCAAAGAAAAAGATCTATACAATTGGGACAAAGAGCGAAAAGTCTTTGCTGACGGGTTTTTTATAACAGAAAAACTACTTACTAGAGAAAGTTCTTTTATTGCCTGTCCTATCTGTAACAAAGCAGAAAATAATGCCAAAGACGATTTCTGTATAAAGAAATACGAATGTTGTTATACATGCTATGTTCAATGGGTTGAAGACAGGGAAGAAAGATGGAAATCTGGGTGGAGGCCCAATAAAAATGGCAACAATTCTTGAAGTAGTCGAAGCAATCTCCAATATCGTTAGCGAGTTGGGGTATGACGGAGCCAAAAATAAGAAAGGCGAACCCGTCAAGATTGGTCTCAAAAGAGAAGAAGGAAATCCTCTACTCGATAAGCGAGTAATGGATGGATTCGGCGTGCAATTCCACGGCGATCAGCTAATCATCAAGTACCATTCAGAGATTATGCTTCAAGAAATCTACAAGGGTAATCTAGAAGCCGAAGTAGAACAAAGAATTCAAGATGTTGCTAATTTCATCAAGAAGGAATACAGCGGATACTCAAAGGCAAAAGGCTCTTTGTCGCTAACTCCAGTAGATGAAGTAAAGGTCCGCGCCGAGAACACTTCCCGTATTCGCTACTGGGTTACAGCCCATAGAGCATACAAGATCGGCGGCGCACAAGGCACCGATCCAGTAAAGGGCGAGAGCAGAGATTCAGTCGATGCAAAGTTCCGCTCCTTCTTAGAGCAAGGAGGCTTAGGTACTCGTCCGAAGAATGACACAAGACGAGACTGATGAGCCAAGTACTAACAAAACAAGAGACCCTAAAAGAAATAGTCAAATGCGGTAAAGATCCAGTCTATTTCATCAATAACTATTCCAAGATCTCGCATCCTCAAAAGGGTCTTATTCCGTTCACCTTGTATGACTTCCAGAAAGAAGCAATCCAAGACTTTACGGATTATCGATTCAACATCGTTCTAAAAGCCAGACAATTAGGTTTCTCCACTGTAACGGCGGCCTACATTGCTTGGCTTTTGTTGTTTCATAGAGACAAGAACGTTCTAGTAGTAGCTACCAAGTTTACGGTTGCAGCTAACTTGGTAAAGAAAGTAAAGAACATTATGCAGAATCTTCCCAAGTGGTTGAGGATTTCTGACATCAAAGCTGACAATAGAAGTTCATTCGAACTAACAAATGGATCTCAAGTAAAAGCTTCTTCAACCTCTGGCGATGCTGGTCGTTCAGAAGCCTTGTCTTTGTTGGTTATTGACGAAGCTGCATTCGTTGAAGGACTTGACGAGCTATGGACCGGTTTGTATCCTACTCTTTCTACTGGTGGTCGATGCATCGCATTATCAAGCCCCAACGGTGTCGGTAACTGGTTTCATAAGACCTATTCGGAAGCGGAAACAGGCAAGAATGACTTCCATCCAATTAGCTTGCCTTGGAATGTACACCCGGATCGTGATCAAGCTTGGTTCGAAAAAGAAACAAGAAACATGTCCGCACGCCAGATTGCACAAGAATTGGAATGTTCTTTCAATTCATCTGGTGACACAGTTATCCCTTCGGAGCAGCTAGCAAGGATCGATTCAGAGATAAGAGAGCCGGTATTCAGAACTGGCTTTGATCGTAATCTCTGGATGTGGGAGCAATACGATCCTACCGCAACTTATCTATTGGTTGCCGACGTTGCAAGAGGCGACGGCTCAGACTATTCTGTTTTCCATCTTACAAAGTTGGAAACCATGGAAGTTATTGGAGAATACCAAGGTAAACCAACATTGGGAGAGTTTGCTTATGTCCTTTACAATACAGGTAAGGAATTTGGAAACTGTTTGCTTGTAGTAGAAAATAACTCTTTAGGTATTTCTGTACTTGAAAAGCTAAAGGAAATGGGTTATCCTAATATATACCACTCTACGAAAGGCACACACGATTTTGTTGATTCAACAGAGTCGTTTGATACAGACAGAGTGGTTGCAGGATTTACAACATCTTCCAAAACTAGACCATTGATCGTTGCCAAGCTAGAAGAGTTTATCAGAAACAAATCTATCAAAACTTATTCGGCAAGGCTAGCCTCAGAGTTCAGAACGTTTATCTGGAATGATAATCGTGCTCAAGCAATGAGATCATATCACGACGATCTAGTTATGTCATTGGCGATTACCTGCTGGGTCAAAGACACAGCATTGACAGTAAATCAAAGAGAAATAGAATACAAGAAAGCAATCGTTGATTCTATGGTCTCTACAAATAGTATCTTTACTACCACTATCCCCGGTATGAGAGGTCACAACATAAATGGCTTCAAACAAAATACATGGGATAGAGCTATGGAACAAAGAAATTACAGTTGGCTACTAAAGGGCTAAGAAAATGGCAAAACAAGACAAGAATCCAAGAGATCCAAATTCCGATTTATTCCAGAGACTAACGAAAGTATTCTCCGGTCCACTCGTAAACTTCAGAACCCAATCTACCCGAAGATTACGACGTTCTTTGATGGACAAGTACGCTTCACAATTCCGTTCTGCTTCAGGACAGCAATTCAAGCGTTCACAACTTTATGCATTCTCAAATATGCAGAATGCTATCATGATCAATCACAATCGCTCCGAGCGTTATGTTGACTTTGATCAAATGGAATACACACCAGAGATTGCTTCTGCACTGGATATCTACGCAGATGAAATGACCACTCATTCAGCCCTTCAGCCAATGTTGAATATCAAGTGCCGAAATGACGAAATCAAAGGCATTCTACAATCTCTCTATCATAATGTACTAAATGCAAACTTCAACCTTTTTGGTTGGTGTCGTACCATGTGCAAGTATGGTGACTTCTTCTTGTACCTAGACATTGATGAAAGAGAAGGTATTACAAGCACTATTGGTCTTCCTCCACAAGAGGTAGAACGTATAGAAGGTGAAGATAAGACCAACCCCAACTATGTTCAGTTCCAGTGGAACTCTGCCGGTATGACATTTGAGAATTGGCAGGTTGCTCACTTCCGCGTTTTGGGCAACGATAAATATGCTCCATATGGCACATCTGTTCTAGAACCAGCCCGCCGTATTTGGCGTCAGCTAACTCTACTTGAAGACGCAATGATGGCTTACCGTATCGTCCGCGCTCCAGAACGTCGCGTATTCAAGATCGACGTTGGTGCAATTCCTCCCAATGAAGTAGAACAATACGTTCAGAAAGTTATTACTTCAATGAAGAGAAATACAATCATGGACGATCAAACAGGTCGTGTAGATCTACGATACAATCCACTTTCTGTCGAAGAAGATTACTACATTCCTGTTCGCGGTGGTTCTTCCACAGAAATTACTTCTCTCCCCGGTGGTACATTCACTGGCGATATCGATGACGTAAAGTATCTTCGTGACAAGCTATTCTCTGCCCTAAAGATTCCAGCATCTTACATCTCAAGAGCAGAAGGTGCAGAAGAAGACAAGACCACATTAGCACAGAAAGACATTCGTTTTGCTAGAACAATTCAGAGACTACAAAGAATTGTAGTATCAGAGCTAGAGAAGATTGGTATTATCCATCTTTACACTCTTGGCTTTAGAGGCGATGATCTTGTAAGTTTCTCACTGGGTTTGAATAACCCCTCTAAGATTGCTGAAATGCAAGAGCTAGAGCATTGGTCTACCAAGTTCGACGTTGCTAGCAAAGCAACAGAAGGATACTTCTCCCGTCGTTGGGTTGCCGAAAAACTATTCAACATGTCCGAAGAAGAATTCCTACGCAATCAACGCGAAATCTTCTATGATCGTAAGTTCGACTCGCAGATCAACGCTGTTGCTGAGAAGATGCAAGAAGAGGCTGCTGGCCTTGGTGCCCTCGGCGCTGGAATTGGCGGTGGTGAGGAGCTTGGAGCCGGTCTGGGTGAGCTAGGTGCAGAAGGCGGCGAGGAAGCTGCTGCTCCTGAAGCTGAAGGCCCAGCACCAGAGGAACCCGCCGCTGAAGAGCCGCTATTGGCCGCTCCCGGTGGAGAAGCAGGCCCAGAGGCTCCACTACAGGAAGATGAACAGGGATGGTTTAGAATTGGGCCACACGGTAGAAAGCAATATCTTCGCCGTGGTCCAAGCGGTAAGACATACTACTATGGTCAAAAGCCCGGTGGTAGGAACAAAGCATCTGTTGCTAGACAAAAGAACATAGGTTCGATTATCAGACCAGAGGCTCCAATGGGAAGAACGGCTCGTACCAGACTTCCCGGTGCAAAAGAATTGTCTGGACTTGCAACCGGTAAAATCTACGAGAGTGCTGCAACTACTTACCATGAGGAAGAAGCAGAAGTCTTCCGCACACAAAAAGAAATAAATAGACTAATTGAATCATTGGAGAAAAAGAAATGAGATTGCGCCACAATAAGAAAAGAAATACCGCTTTTCTTTACGAACTACTCGTAAAGCAATATGCTATTGCCTCTCTTCAAGAGAACAAAGCACTATGTGCAGAGATAAAAGAAGTTCTTTCTACGTTCTTTAGGACAGGTAAACCATTAGCTAGAGAGTTATCCTTGTATAAGAATCTCTATGAAACCAACAGTATCGATGGTTTTACCGCCATGAGGCTAGTGCAAGAAAGCTACAATGCTTATCAGAAGCTAGACCTAAAGACATTATTCAATGAACAAACAAAGTTGATCAACTGGATCAATAAGAACGTAGGACAAGATGCTTTCGACACCTTTGTTCCTAACTATAAGACACTTGCTACAATCTCACAAATCTTCGGTGGAGAATCAGATGTAAAGCAAAAGGTTATCTTGGAGCGTAAGCTTGTTGGTACCTTAGTCGAAAGACCACAGCAACAGAAGAAAGCTGAGCTACAACCAATTGATAACCTAGTGTATCGTACCGTTGTTCAAAACTTCAACAAGAAGTACAACGAGTCTTTGAATGAGTCGCAACGTAGGCTAATTGAAAGCTATGTCATGTCGATTAGTGACGGCGGACTCCAGTTTCAAATGAGACTAAATGAAGAGATTCACAGAATAAGAGAAGCAATAACTAGTTACACTAGCACCAACACAGAGACTGCTCAAAAGCTTCAATCGGTTCTACAACTGATCGAATCTTTCAGAAAGACTCCAATAAATGAGCAAGTTCTAGAGAAAGTGTTGAAGCTTCAAGCTCTCGTACAGGAGATAACCGACAATGGCAATAACGATTAGAATTGGCTCCGCTGAGCCTCAGAAGATCGAACCAAAAGAGATCGTCAACCTCAAGATAGCCAAAACCTTGAATGACGATGTTATGATTTTCGATCATGCTGATGTCTATATCGTTATTCAGCCAAAGTCGCAAAAGGTTGTTGCTTACGCTAAAGATGTAATGAGCGATTACGTTTATGGCGCACAAAACAGACTATTTCACTACCTCGCCAAGCGCGGTCTAGTAAGTCCCGAAAGTGTTCAGGGCGGAAACGTATACGATTCAATAGAAGCGAAATACTTTCCATCTGATAAGTTTGATGTTATCAAGCTGCTCATTTTGAATATTTATCGTTTTATCGAAGATGAGAGACCATACTTCGAATTTATCGAAGACTACGAAGATATGATGGTCGATAGGTTTACTGAGCCGACAGACGAAGATTCTACAAGACTTGGGGAAGTTCCACAAGCAGCCAAGAAGGGAACTGTTGCGGCCTCTCC